GAGCAAAACAGATAGCATCATTTGCTATTTTAATTCCTCTATTCTCATACCCACGTAACCCCTTGGGTGAATAAATGTAGTACTCTACACTTTTTGGTACGAGTGTGTTAACTTCTGGATCAGAAGGTGATATTCTATCCTTAGGCTTATCATATTCGATAACCTTTCTAATCTTTCTAGGATCAATATACCTTAACTCTGTTAATCCCTCTTGAGGATTGTCAGGGTTAATCATCTTATGATAAAAAAGTCTTCCGTCGATGTACCACCTACGAAAGATATCATATGCTTTGCGATCAAAATCTAATAACGATAGTACGTTGTTAAACTCTTCTCTAATTCTTCTTTTTACAGGCTCAGAAACCTTAAGGTTTGAGAGCTCAACATCCACAGGATGATCATCTAAGTCACCAGCTATTGCTTCTGCTGTTATATCCCCAATTGCTTGATCCACTTCTGGATGCAAGGACATCTCACGATATCTACCAATAAGATCTACATCGCTCGATTTGTTGGCTGCGTCACCGAGGTCAACGTATTGACCAAAGTAACCACCTGCCACAATGGGTTGGGCTGCGTCATCCGAATCTTTCGTGACAAAAGAAGGGCCGACACCTGCCTTGCCCTTCTTCTTACGTTCAATCGAATAACCAAATAGTTGTGACATTTAGTTGTCCTTCCTTTTCATTATAAAGTATTTAGCTATGAATTAGTTAGCGAAACTGCGTTACCTGCGTTAGCGTCATTTGCGTATGTCCAGTACTGAACTTGGAATTCAACTGTATACTCTTCTGGAGTATCGTTACTATCCCATGCTAGATCAATAGCGGAGATAGTTGAGGGCCAGATACCTACAAACTTGTAAGATCTAACTACACTACCTTGTCTATCATACTGACGTACCATTGCATCAGATTGATACTCTGCAATAACACGAGGTTCTTGTAAGTTCTGATGTAATGCTTGAATCTTAGTAGACCACTCTTCAAACTTAGAGCGAAGTGCGAATCCTTTGTCGTTAAGAACTGTAATAGTCCATGGTTCAAAGGTTCTGTCTCCAGCAATCTTAAGTGTCCTACCTCTGTAGGGTACTTCGATTACTCCAACTGTAGAAGCTGGTATGTTTGCTGCTTTAACTAAGAAAGTAGCAAGTGATCCTGAAGATGCGCCTGATCCAGCACGAGATGATCCCGCACTTTCCTCACCACGCTGCTCTTGTGATCCTGGGGTAGCACCTGACTGAGGTGTACCGTTGTCTACAATCTGAGGGAAACCGACTTCAACCTGAAACAGGTTAGGGCGGGCCAAGTCACCGATTCTATTTCTAAAATCTAGAATCGGTGCGTTTATTTGCTTTCCTTCAGACTGACCAGGATAAGTCTGGCTGTCGAATGCTGACATTTTATTCTCCTATTAGAGGTTGAGCACGAAGACGTGCCACGGTTTACTCATTATGATACTAGCTCACTGAAGCTTGCTCCAGTTCTAGTTGCAGTGAAGGTCAATGTGATGAAGTTGATAGATCTTGTGGGTTTCACAAATATCTCTGCGTAGAATTCACCACGGTCAATCGATTCAGCAGGGTTGTTTGTTCCGTCGCAAACTACGAGGAAGTCAACAATACCACGTCTTGATTGGACACTGCGTAAGTATGGCTCAACAATGTTCTTGAATTGTTGGCGAGTAAACTCGTCATTCAACTCGAATAGTTGGGTCTTAGCAGCCTCACTAATTGCCTCTTCCATCACTAGGAATAAACGTCTTACGTTAATTCTATCGAAAGCAGAAACATAACTCAATGCAGTCTTATCACCGAATAACACGATGCCCTGTCCAGGGAAAGCTACGATTGGGTTAACACGTGAAGCATAAAGTGTATCTCTATGATCCTTAAGAGGTGAGTAAGCAAGTTTGATTGCATTTCTCAATTGTCCTCTATTAAATCCAGCAGGTGAGTACCAAGGCTCTTGCTGTAGAGTTGTGCTTAATGTAAGTCCAGCAACGTCAGCGTTACAAGGGATGTAACGATACTTATCGCTGTACTTATCATATATGTATTTGTAGTTATTGTCAAATACGGCATATGATGTGCTTGACAATTGGTCATAGTAATTAACTGTGCGTGAGACAATCGTTGATGTCTTTGCCTGACCAATTACATCACCACGGTAAGGTGAAACGAATGCAATACAATCCTTTCTTAGAGAAGCGATTGAAATTACATGCTGTGCCTTAGCAATGGTGTCGTCAATACCACTCATGGATGGTCCCATAAGTAGGTAATCGATATCTACGGTCTCAGCATCGTTGTAAAGATCGTATGCTCCGAGGATATCAGGACGTGCAATAGTATAACCATCTACACCACCTTGTAGTGCGTAGCGTAATGTTGCACGGTTTTTTGTACCAAGTAGAGGTACTGCTAGAGGATTCAATCCTGTTGGATCATCTAGATTGTTTAGTGAGGCAGCTGCCTTTATGATATCAAACTCTCTGTTGATACCAGATGTACCTATGACTCCACTTACAGTAGTAGTCTTATCATAGATGTTAGCAGTCTCATGTGATCCCCAGTATAGATACTCGGAATAAGTCTTAACTACATCCTTATAATAGATGTTATCACCTTGAGGTGACTTAGCATCAATTGCTTTAGAAACATTAAGATGCTTTTCAAGTACGGAATTTGGTGTACCTGTGATCTTACCGTCTCCATCAATAACCAAGATGTGCATTAGGTCATTGTGACCGCCTCTATCTGCAACCCATGCGGAAGTTGTAGGTCTAGCAGCAACGTTGATCCACTTTGTATTCTGTCCATATAATCTTGACTCGTAGTCAGATTCTACGTTAGCAATAGAGATCGTTGCAGCGTTTCCGTCAACAACATTCTGGTTTGCTTGGAAGTTAGGTGATCCTTGATTCAATGCAACACGTAATTCACGGTTGAGTGATTCAATCTCTCCTGTGTCACCAGTAGCAGAGCCAGGTGTATTAGAGTTGTTTGCTAACTCAGAGATAACGTCTCCAACTTCTAGAATGTCAGATGATGTACCATCTATTGACAATTCCAACTTACGGTTGACAGCATCCCAAGCAATAACACGACCTGTAACACCACCACTAACAGCAGTAAGGAAGTTGTCTTTCTCAAATGATCCAACTAAGTTTACATTATCCTTGAAGGTAACGATTACGGAGTAATCATAAACCTTACCGTAGATATTTGCACCAGAGTATGAGACTTCAGCATTGTTTGTGAATTCCCACTCGTTAGCAGTTGGTTGAGCAAGATATAATACTTGATCAGGTCCAGCATCAGTTACGATAACACGAATTGAGTTACCATGTGATCCAGCAGTCTTACCAGCCCACTTCCAGTTGTTAGCAGCAGTCTCAACGTTTGCTTCATATGTCTCTAAATTCTTAATTAGAGGAGCAACAACACCAGTAGCAGTTGTTTCGTTAATCTCTGTCTTGTTAGTTGTAACAGTCTGAAGATAAGTTGCAGTGCTATTAGCGTGTGAAGCAGCAGTAGTTCCTAGTTGGGCACGTACCACAGTTAGATCGTTACCAGCGATAGAAGATACCTGAAGGATCTCATCGTCGATTCTAATATAGGAGTTTGTACCTGCACCAAGAGCAGCAGCAGATGTAACTGTAAGAGTTGTATCACTGTCACTAAATGTACCACCTTCACTGATTGTAGTTGAAGTTCCAGCAGCCTCAATCAATGTGATTGAAGTAGAAGCAGCGTGAGATACAGCAGAAGTTGCTAGTTGTCCACGTGTAACAATAACGTCGTTACCAGATACACTAGAGATAGTAACTAATTCAGCATCTATTAGGAGGACATCACTAACATCGAAGTCAGTTGATGAAGAAACTGTAAGTGTTGTATCAGAAGCACTAAAGGTTGATACAGTGTACTGTGCAGTATCGATTGAGTTTTTCAACGAATCATTCATTGCACGTACAATCTTTACTGTACCTCCGTAAAGTAAGAATTGTGCTGCCGAGAACCAATACTCGTAGTTATAGTCAGTAGGTTTGCCGAAGATTGAAAGTAATTCTTTTTCACTAGTTACACTAGTTACCTGCTCAACAGGTCCTTTTTCAAATGATCCAACGATAGCAGCAATATTATCTACTGTTGCGTTTACTACGTTGGTCAGATCTCTTTCAAGTACGACAACTCCTGGTGAAAGTTGTGTGGATGCCATTTGTGATATCTCCTAGGTGAATGCCAAATTGTATGCTGAAATTATTTATGAAAAGGTGTATTTTCACTGGGGAATCAAGCCGTGATTACCAGTCTGGATAGTCTGCTAGGTATGGAGGCAAAGGTCTAGGTCTATTCCTCTTCCTATTGACTCTCCATATGGTACAAGACTTACACTCATAAGCATATGCTGATGGATTATTACCTCTATCTTTCCTTGTCAAATAAAAATCTTCTAGTAGTGATTTAGTCTGACCACAAAACCGACACTTCCTCTCTTTAAATAGGAGGTGCTCAAGTTCTAGGTCTGACTCTATACTCACGACAAATATTCCCACATATGTGAGTTATCTCCATACTCATCTACATTCCACTGAGTACCTTCATCATCTACTATAGTCTGCTCATAGTCAATATGATTATCTATGAAACCAAATGGAGCCATGTCCGCTTCTATTCCCTCTTTCTGCTCTTCATACATCCTTGCACGTACATCATCGTCATGTAACTCACGGAAATAGTCAGTAGTTGCTAACCATGCAAAGATAACCAGACACATAGCAAGGTCATCGTTACATCCATCCTCTCCTTGCCACGCTGGACCTTTCTGAATGAAGGTAGTTAACTCTGCCATTATCTCATAGTCTCTGAAGATGAGTTTATCGTCTTCAATTAACTGTTTTAAGTTAGAGCAACCAGTTTTCTTAACTGTTGTGCTCATTTTGACTCCGAGTTGCACCTTAGTGCCACTAAATCCTTGTCCTACTACCTGACCAGCTCTACCTCTCATGGCACACATGAGTAAATTCTCATATTCTAGATCAAATTGTATGATATCTGCTACCTGTCCACCAATAT